GGTTGAGGTTGTAAGCGCCAGTCACTTGCAACCTATGAATAGGTAGACAAAGAAGTTGTGAGCATTGCATCCTAAGTGTCCATGCAATCAATGGTTGCAAGTTTGCGAGGTGCGATCGATCGCGCGGGTCACCTGCGCCCCAGAAGTGCAATGCCCACCCTCACAGCTGCCAACCTGACGGAAAAACCGAGGCCAACCTGCAGAAACCATGGAAAATATGCCGAAGAAAATCTCTACTCAAGAGATAGAAGAGAGAGAGAGAGACTACTACTGATCTGTCTCTCTCTCTCTCTCTCTCTGTAAGCAGGACTCACACATACGATGTATATGTAATACCCCCCCAGCTACACGCATAACTGAGCAAGAATTGAGTTGAACTTGAGGCAGGTTTGTGGTGCAGTTGGAGGCCATGACCAAGACCATCGGAGTGCATGAGTTGGCCTATCTGGCGTTCCAGCGGCTGGTGGAAAACCTGCAGGAGCGCGACAAGGAGTTCGGCAGCTTTCAGTGGAGGATCACTGCAGGCCGCGTGCTCGAGTTCCTGGTGTGGTATTTCGAAGAGTCCTGCAAGCTGCAGTGCGACAAGTGCAGCGCGTTGGTGTTGAACTTTCAGCCGGAGGTGCCGAACGCTGGCAGGAAGCGCGTGCTGAATGACTACAGGTTGTGGCCCTACAAGTATTCGTTGGCCTGTAAGCTCATCAAGGCCGAGAAAGGGCACACCTACCTGCCAAGCCACACGGAAGTCGTTGAGTTCCTGAAAAACAACGAGTCGATCGGCTACAGCGGCGAGAGGGTGAAGCTGGAAAACGAGGCGACCAAGCGAGGGATTCGAGAGCGCGGCGAGATTCCAAATGCCACTTCAAAAGAACAGCCGCCTAGTGTAGAGAAGTCGCCATGAGCGAAACTCTCACCACTCCCACCGACGAGACTCTTGCCACTCCGAAAGCCAAGCGCGCGAAGAAGCAGCGCAGGTTCAAGCTGTTCGGAGGCGAGAGCGGTGGCGACTTCAGGATCTACATCATCGCCGAGGACGAGCAGCTGCCGAAGGGCACGCTGGTTCCGGCCCCTGGCATCGCCGGATTCGACAGCACGCAGGCCGCCCAGAAGTTCATCCGCAGCGAAGGCGCCCAGTTCGTCGGCAAGCAGCTGATGATCGCCAAGGCGATCCACATCGTCAGGATCAACCTCGAGGAGAAGCCGCAGGTCAAGGTCGAGTTCAAGCCGCGCACGCAGGTCAGCGGACCGCCGAAGGAGTAGGCGGGCATGGACTCGCCGTTCCCAACTCCTGGCTTCACCGACCGCGTGAAGCCGCCCCCGATCATGCTGCGCAAGTGGTGGCTGGCCGAGCGCGCGCGTGTGCTCGCTGACGCGATCCAGGTGAAGATCCAGAACGAAGGCCCGGACGAGATCGTGGACGGTGAAGTGCTTGCCTGGCTCTCCGAACTGCAAGGCATCCTGACGGACATCAGTTGCGAGGTTGCTGGACCAAGGCAAGGCATGATGCCAGGACGACGATGACCAAGCCCACCGAAGTCGAACTGCGCAATCGGTTCTACTACCACCCGCCGACCTCGGACACGCTGCCGCGGTTCCAGATGGTCAACGATGCGTGCTTCCTGTGCGCGAAGATCCTGTGCGAGGTGGTGCCGGAAGGCCGCGGCCTGTCGCTCGCGTTGACCCATCTCGAGGACGCGCGCATGCGCGCCAATTTCGGGATCGCCACCGAGACCTCGGAAGCTGTGGTGCCACAGAAGCCATGAAGACCAAACGCAAAGAACGTTTCGCTGCCACGATCACCGTGAAGCGGCCAGACCAACTCACCAAGCAAGGCGCCAAGGACATCGCGGCGTGGATGCGACGCATCGCGAAGGACTTGGTGGAACTCTCGCCGAAGATGGCCAAGGTCTTCCGGGCCCGATACTGCTACTGAGCAGTCCCGTGCTGGCGTTCAACGACGAGACGCCGATGCCGTTCGGCAAACACAAAGGCGTCCCACTCGAGAAGGTTCCAGCCAGCTACCTCATCTGGTGCAGCGAGAACGTTGAGCCGACCGATGATGTGCGTCGCGCGTTGCTGACCTACATCGCGGAGAACGCCGACGTGATCGAATCGGAGCTTGAGGATGGCGAAAGCTGAACGCGCCACGCCGCTGTTCGACCCGGAGGCGAAGGAGAAGCTCCAGCGCGCCGCGGACTCGATCGGTCTGAGCCTCCAACAGCTCGTCGATCTGGTCGTCGACTCTGGCGCGATGACCGTGCCGCCGTCCAAGGACAAGGACGGCTTCACGTCGGCGCTCACCATGCGCGACCTTGGCAAGCGCATGTGGACCGAGCTGCAGGTCACGATGCGACCGCAGCGGTCGGCCTGGTTCGCCACCCTCCTCCGTCAGCAACAGGTCGCGCTCGTGGTGACGCTGCGCGAGCAAGGCTACCGCGGCGAGGTGATCGCTCAGGAGCTTGGTATCCCTCCGCTCGAGGTGTCGACGATCTACAACGAGCACGCCGACAACATCGGCGCGCAGGTCGCCAACATCCGGCTCAACACGCTGGCCGGCCACGTGCAGCTCGCCGCTGAGCGGGCCCAGCAAGGGCTGATGGAGCAGGGTGAGTGGGCGAGCTACTTCCGAGTGACCAAGGATCTGGTGGCGATCCTGCAGTCGCTCGGCATTGTCGACAGCGCGGTGCGCCGCGTCGAGGTGACCCACAACGTCAACTTCGGCGAGCAGCAGAAGGCCGAGATCGATGCTATGCTCGATCTCGAGCGCAAGCAGCAGAAGCGAATCGAAGAGCTCAAGCGAGCTGACTTCACCATGATCGACGAGGTGCCGGCTCTGAAACTCGAAGGCGAAGGCGAGGTGTCCGGTGTCTCTGGCTGATCTTGATGACCCAAAGGGTCCGATCGCGCAGTTCTTGAACATGCGCAAGGAGGCCGATGATCGTCGCGCGGCCAACCCTGGTAGTCAGCACATCACATGCATGTGGGACGGATGCAAACAGTTGGCGATCGAGGGTCCATACTTCTGTAGTTCAGATTGCTTCTGGAAGTGGATCAGCAAGATGCGGACGCTGAGAGGAAAAGCATGAAAGCCCAGCTCACCAGGTTCCTTGGCATCGGCGTGCCGCCGCGCGCGACCGCCTGCCCGCAGTGCAAGATCAAGATCGCGCCAGACTCCTTTGTCTACTACGACGGCCATCGCTGGCTCGGCTACGCGACGTTCTTCTGCTCGATCGAGTGCCTTCAGCTGTGCGATGGCAAGATCGAGGACGACACGCACTACCGCGGAGCTGGCCAAGTCCTTGAGTGGGTCGGGAGCGGTGGTAGCTGAAACGACCACGAAGGTCACGCTCGAGCAGCTGCGGACCGAGCGGCTGGCGCGGGAGCGCGCCTACTACACCTCCGAAGAGGGCTTCCTCGACTTCGTGCGTGACAGCGGCGCGGCGCCGGACGCAGAGTGGCAGCCGCACGGTCGCTATTGCCAGGAGCTGATCACCTGGCGCGGCGCGGTCGACCCGGACAACCCGGAGATCACCAACTTCAAGAGCAAGTTGGTGCTGTGGCCGCGCGGCTCGTTCAAGAGCCAGGTGTTCACGATCGGACAGGCCGCGTGGTTGATCGCGCGTGACCCGAACATCCGCGTCCTGATCTGCTCGGAGACCTCGCGTCAGGCGCAGAAGTTCGCCTCCGAGGTGATGAAGATCATCGACAGCCAGTGGTTCCGAGATCGGTTCGGAGTCCACCGCGGCGACAAGTGGAAGGATGCGTCCGGCGTGTTCTACAGCGCGCTGCGCACGCGGCAAGGCATCAAGGATCCGACGCTCGCCGCAGCCGGCGTCGGCGAGGTGCAGACCGGCGCGCACTGGGACGTCGTGCTCATGGACGACGTTTGCTCGCAGGAGAACACCAAGACGCCGGAGTCGATCGAGTCGCTGTGGACCTGGTTCTCGGAAGTGCAGTCGCAGCTCGATCCCGGCACCAAGCTCTTCGTGATCGGCACGCTTCACCACTACAACGACATCTACTGCAAGATCATCAAGGACGAGGCGATCGCTGCGACCTTCGAGATCAGCAAGCATGCGTGGTCGGAGCCTGTGGTGGACCCGCGAGGCAACGAGCCGGCGACGCTGTTCTTCCCGAAGCGGCTGACTCGAGCCTTCATCGCTGACCGCAAGATCAAGCAGGTGCCGCGCCTGTTCGCCTGCTTCTACGAGAACAGGCCGCAGACCGGCGAGGACCAGATCTTCCACGCCGAATACTTCCACGTGATCAGGGACCAGGACATCCCGAGCGCGGTGTGGACCTACATCTTCACCGACTTTGCCTTCATCGCGGACGAGAAGAAGAACGCGCGCGCCGACCGCAGCTGCTTCTGGATCGTGAGCATGGACTGCAACCGCACGGCCTACGTGCGTGACTTCTACGTCGGCCGCTGGCGGCCGTCGGACTCATGCCGGATCGTGTGCGACCTGTGGAGTCGCTTCCAGGCACTCAACGTGAAGGGTGTCGGCGTCGAGAAGGTGACGCACAAGGAACTCCTCATGTCGCTGTTCGAGGAGATCCGTCGGCAGACCTTCATCCGGCCGCGGTTCATCGAGATCGAGGGGCGCAACCAGGAGATCAAGGACATCAGGATCGAGGCGATCGAGCCGCGCTTCCGCGGCGGCAACATCTATTTCGCCGAGTCACTGCGGCAGCAGTTCCAGACGAAGTGGAAGCCGATGCTCGACGAGATGACCGAGTGGCCGTTCAGCAAGCACGACGACATCCCGGACGCGATCAGCGACCTCGACAAGATCGATCCGAGTGGCAAGTTCTACTTCCCGGCGCCGCCACCTGGCTGGACGCCGCTCGAAGTGAAGCGATTCCAGCCGCCGACGGTGGACGGACGCTATAACCCTCAACTCAACTATCCAGCGCGCGAGTTCACCAAGAACAAGGAGCACGATCTGTGGGGCGGCAAGCAATCCCAGGGCGAACCGGGGTCCCTCTTTCGAGGAACACCAAACCAGTCAAACCGCGACATCTTCGGCCCGCAATAGAAGCTGGCGAGCTGGTGCGTGAGCTGCTGACCAACCACTACGGCGCCGATGCTCCGTTCCTGCAGCAGGTGCAGGATGGCGTCGAGGGCTTCGTGCACCGATGCATCGAGCAGCTCGGCGCTCCTGGTCCGGTTGGCAACGCCTCACCGATCCAGCACGGCACCGACTACCGCATGCCGGCGCGCACCGCCGAACAGTTCCGTCAGGAAAAGGCCGCCGACGAGCGCGCGGTGCGGAAGGCTCCGAACAAGGGTAGCGAGCTCGCCGTCAACGAGGACGTCGAAGTCGATGAGATCGAACGGCGTGGCGAGCTCGCCAGCCCACTGACTGAGGTGAAGCCGATGACCCAGGCGGCTCCACGCAAGATCATCGTTCCCAAGAAGAGCGACTGGGCTCTGTGAGTCTCTACGAAACCGTCACGGTGGAGTGCGTCGGCTGCAAGAAGCCGGTGACCATCCCATCGGGCAAACACAAGATGGCGATCCGAGATGGAAAACAACGACCGATTTTCTGCTCCCAAGAGTGCAATCGAATCTACGTCGCCGATCGCGGGCGTGAAGCACAGGAGGCCGCTGCGGACCGGCCTCGAGATCATCGTCCCGACGCCGGCTGATGACATCGGGCTCTTGCCAGAGCGCGTTGGCGTGATCGAAGCGTTGACCGCGTTCGATCACAAGCTCTGCATCTCGGTCGATGGAGAGGTTCCAGAGGCTCTGATCGGTGACGTGACGTCGATGCTCTCCTCTCTTCGCAGGGAGGATTGGAGGCTCATGCAGTCGTCGCATGGCCTGAACCAAGCGATCGATCGTGATCTCGGCAACTCCACTGAAGCCTACGTCGCCGTGATCCCGGTGGACCGACTCCTCAACGACGTCGAGTGGTTCGGGAAGATGCAGGCGCCGTTTCTTCGCGACTCGACCTGCGGCATGACCTTCGCGTTCGACTCGATGGCTGGCAACACCAGGCCGCCGCACCGCTGGGACCGGAAGTATGACGTTCCGGGCCATGTCTTCATGGTTCCTCGCTTCGCGATCGAGCCTGCGCGCAGGTCGATCAAGTTTGCAGTCGCCGACGACGACTACGCGAACCATTTGCAGCACGCTCTCCACGGTCTCGGCCTCTCGACGTGGGCCGTCCCCTCCGTCAGGCTGATGTGACGATCGTGGTCGGTCGATCTGGACCGCCAAGGATTGCGATCGCTGACGACGCTGGCCTGATCTACAGCGACGACTGGCGGATGGGGTGGCTTGCCGGGTTCAAGCGACTCGGGTGCGAGGTGATGGTGACTGACGTCTCCTCGCTTCGCCGCGGCGGCTTTGGTCACTACAGCGCGCGCGGCGGGACGATGAGCCGCGGCCTCGCTGAGAACATCCTCAAGTGGAAGCCCGATCTGGTCTGGTGCCATCACGGCCGCGCGGCCGGCAACGAGTCGTTCTTGTCGCAGTTCAAGCGTCGCGGCATCCCGACCGCGGTCTACCTCTGCGACGAACCATACGAGGTCGGAGAGACCGCTCGCTACAGTCCGCGTTTCGACTTCGTGTTCACCATGGATCCGTGCACGGTGAGCGCGCATCTCGAGTCGAGGTCGCAGCCGCAGCGCCGCGGCGTGTTCTACCTCCCGGCGTGTGTTGATGACGACCTGTTCAAGCTAGTCGGTTACTCGAACAGAACGGTGCCAGCCTTCTTCCTTGGCAACCCGGTCCTCAAGCCGCGTGAGCCATACCTGCGAGCGATCGAGAAGCTGGTGGACGGTGCCGACATCCGCTACTGGCCACGGCCGAAGGCTGGTCGGCGATCTGTCGTGGCGAAGGGCAATCCGGATTGGATTCCTTGGAACAGGCATCCCGAGTTCTACGCGAGCTGCGTGGTTGGCCTGAACATCCACAGGGCTCCAGAGATCACCGCCGAGTGCTTCAAGGCCAGGGTGGAGCGTCGACCGCACTCGATGACCGTTCCGACAGGCATCTCGCTGTGCGCGTCGATGCCGACCGTCGAAGGAACTGGCTTCTGGAACGATGCCAACCTTCCAGCCGCGCACGTCAACCCGAGGTTCTTCGAGATGGCTGCCTGCGGAACTCTCGTCGTCAGTGATGACTCTAGGTCGGAGCTTCGGAGGATGTTCCCGATGGCGCCGCGCGCGGCCGACGTCGATCACTTTGTGGAACTCGTGCTCTACTACATTGCGCACCAGAACGAAGCAGAGGAGATTGGCAACGCATGCTCACGACAGGTTTCGAGGCGGCACACCTACCGACACCGAGCGGCCGAAGTCCTCATGCGAGTTGGCTTGATGGAGTCGCTGCAGGACGAAAAGCGTTCCTCCTTGGGGGAGCCGGCGGGCTGGTTGAGTCCGCAGGATTTGCAGCAGCTCGTGGTGAGCTCTCCATTGGCACCAACTGGACCCTCCGAGCGGTGGTCCCCAGCATCTGGCTTGTCGTGGACGCGGGGGTCTGGAAGTGCGAAGGACCTCAGCTCGCTCGATGCCCCAGTTCCATGGTTGTCGTAGCCGGCACGAACATCTTCGGTGGTGGAGTGTTCAGCACGGCGCACGCGAGACGAATGAAGATGGTTGGGCAGGGGCAGCGCGCGATCACGGAGATCAAGATCAAGTCGCTCGGCGGAGCGCGGCGCACGAAGAGTGGCTCGATCGAGTTCCCGGTGGAACCACCCTACATGCCCAAGTCGGTGGCTGATCCTTTCCACCCTGGAGCGAACAGCTTGTGCTTCGCGATCCAGCTGGCGCACTTGATGGGTTGCGACCCGATTTTTGCGGTTGGCTTCACCCTGCAGAACGGCCTCGGATACCACTACGGGCACACGAATCCAGTCACCAAGCGGTCCACGTTCTACGAGCAGAAACGCGCCTTGGCATGGTGCGAGTGGCACAGCAAGACCTTCCCTGGTAGGGTTCAGCTCGACCCCGGTTTCAGCGGTCCGATCTACGACATCTTCCCCAAGGCGAACTTCGATGAAGTCCAAGAACCCGCCGGATCACATGCTGCCGACGATGGCCGACACGAATCAGAGTCGGCTGACGGGCATGCCGCTCAAGTCTAGCCAGTTCGACTACATCGACCCGGAGAGCGAGACGGAGGAAGAGGAAGCCGCTGAGGGCGACGTGCACGGAGAAGGCAGCGGTCGTTTGGCGCCGATGAACGGCGTGGACCCGTTCACGCGGATGGCGTCGAACCCAGCGACTAGTGAGAAGCAGGCTCGCTTCATGCGTGGCTGCGAACACGACCCAGGTGGCATGACCAAGCCGTGCCCCAGCAAGTCGGTGGCGAAAGAGTTCAACCACACGGACTGATCCATGACCGTCGCTTCCGACAGGCTGCAGATCGGCAACTCCACCAACCCGCCGATGACGCGGGTGAATAGCTACGCCACTCCCAACCGCGGCATGGGTGTAGCGACGGCGCGCAAGGGGACAGATCCGGTGTTCGGCGCGCACTCGCTGGTGGAGACCTACCAGGACAACCGCAACGTCGAGAAGGTCAGCAAGCTCTACAACGAGATGGTCGGGTTCCCGAACCTGGCCGACGATCCGTTCGTGCTCGAGCAGGCCAAGGCCGCGGTGCTCGCTTCGCTGAAGGACGTCTTCGCGACGATGCAGTATCTGCGGAACAAGTGGCTGATCCTCTACCGACTCTACCGCGGCGAGACGATCAACCAGTTCAACTACGGCCGCATGCAGCTGCACTCGCCGACGCCGTTCAAGCTCGTCGAGTCGATCCACCCACGGATCATGCGAACGGTGTTCGGGAGCGACAACTGGTTCAAGCTCTACGGCATCGACGATGAGCACGACGTGCCGGCAGCAGCGCAGGAGATGCTCTGCTACGACCAGCTGCGCGTCGCCAACTACAGGCAGAAGGCTTCGCGCTTCATCCGCGATGGGTTGATCTACGGCACAGCGATCCAGAAGACCTACTGGAAGCAGGAGATCGGCGAGCGTTCCTACCGCGTGGCGCGGCGAGTGCCGCATCCGAGCATCCCCGGCGCTTCCAAGGTCGACATGCAGCCGGTGACGAGGAAGGAGCTGCTGTTCGACGGCAACGATGTTCTTCCGATCAGCATCTTCGACTTCCAGGCTTCGCCGTGCGCGTCGTCGATCGATGAAGCTGAGTGGTGTCTCGATCGATCGATGTGGCCCGACTTCCGCGTGAAGCAGATGGTCGAGATGGGCCACTGGATCAACCTCGAAGGTCTCGCGAGCTACGGCGGCAGCAACGACTTCAGCTACGAGGACCCGTTCAAGCAGCGCAAGGCATACGCCTACGGCGTCTACGACAATCGAAACGGAGCGCAGGCTCCGCACATCCCGCACTACGAGTGCGTCGACTGGTGGGGACCGCTCGTGATCAAGGACGAGAAGGGTTCCTACACCACGCGGATCTGCAACGTGGTGATGCTCGATCCGAACGGCTTGTCGCTGATTCCGCGTGTCACTCAGAACCCGCACTGGCACGGCAAGAAGCCCTACCAGGTCTGGCGTCCGATCGAGCTCGAGGGTGAGTTGTTCGGCATGGGGGTGATCGAGCCGATCGCTCGGCTCTCGGTGGAGAAGGACACGAAGCGGCAGCTGCTCATGGCGGCGACGCAACTCGAAGGCAACCCGATGATGGTTGTCTCGGACCAAGCGAACATCGCCCCAGGACAGCTGCTGGCGCAACCCGGCCTGATCATCCGTGTGCCTGGCAACCCGAACGAGGCCGTGATGCCGGTCCAGTTCAATCAGGTCAGCGACACGGTGCTGCGCGCAGAGAACGTGCTCGAGGTCGAGATGCGCGAGGTCAGCGGCGTGACGGCGCCAGTGCTCGGCGCGACCGATCCGCTCGGCGGCTCAGGCAAGACCGCGACGCAGAGCAACAACGACCTCAACGAGGCGAACATGCGCCTCAGTGGTCCGATCAACAACTTCGACACCGAAGTCACCGTGCCGATGCTGGACATGCTGTGTTGGAACAACATGCAGTTCATGTCGATGGCTCGCGTGATTCGGCAGATCGGGCCGATGGGGATGAGCTACCGCGACCGCTTCATGGTGCGCCCCGAGGACATCATCGGCCGGTTCATCGTGCAACCGCTCTCTGGCTTCCGCCTGCTGACGAAGCAGACTCAGGTGCAGCAGCTGGTCAACCTTCTCGACCGCGCGCCGGTCATCAACCAGCAGTATGGACCGAAGGCCGTGAACATGCCGCGGCTGTTCGCCTACATCTTGGAGAGCGGCTTCGACATCAGGAACGTGGACGAGTTTATTCAACGATCGCCGGAGGAGTCGAGGCTTCTCACCGCGCTCGAGGAGCACGAGCTCTGGTATCACGGCAACGTTCCGCCGCGTCGCGCGGACGACAACGACCTGCGCCACTGGCTGGCGCACATGGAAGAGATCAAGACCGATCGATTCGCCAGCTTGGAAGAGTCCGACGCTGCGACCGCGGCGATGGCTAGGGCGCACATTGCCGACCACATGAGGAAGTTGGCGCGGCTCGCCGAGATGCAGGAACAGATGATGATGATGATGCAGCAGCAGGCGACGCTGCAGAACCTCGTCGGTGCCGCGGTCGATGCCGGCGGTGGCATGACCGACGAGCTCGGCACCGACAACGGTGTGGCACCGGAAGGTGCGGCGACTCCAGATCAGGAGCCGACGAGTCCAAAGATCCGATCGAACGAGACCACGAGGCAGGGCTCCTACGCTGACGTGAAGAGCCCGGCCATGGCCGGAGCTCCGAACCTCGGCGCGCAATGACCACCCTCGACTACTCAGTTCCTCCGCAAGGAGAGGCCGCGTTCAGAGACGTTCGGGAAGAGGAGCGCGAAGTCCTCGAGGCTGCTGACCGCAGGATCGCCACGCTGAAGACGGCGATCGCGATGGCCGAAGGCGTGCTGCAGATGGCCAGCAGCGTCGGCTTCAAGCAGTTCGTCCAGGCGCTTCACGACATGCGTCAAACCCGCATGCGCGAGCTGTTTTCGGCCAGGAACGACCGTGAAGCCAACATCCTCACCGGCCGCGTTCTTGAGATCGAGGCGGTGATCAACGTGGTGGATCGGACCAATAGCACGAGGGAGAGCCTTGCGCGCGAGCTGGTTGGAGCAGAGGATGCCAAGCGACTGATCGAGCGCCGGATCCCTCCGGCCCCACAGCCAAAGGAACAACCCAAATGACCGGACACGCAACAAACGAGGGCGTCGGCGCGGCACAGTCCAAGACCGGCGACATGGCAACCCCGCTGAACAGAGGCATGGGCCTCAGCGCCACGATGGGCGCGATGGGCAGCAAGACGCGGAGCCCGCACAACGCAGCGGGCGGTCCCGCCTACGACTACCAGGATGTCGGTGGCGCGAGCGCGGACGAACACCTTGTCGGTTACGAAACCGGCAACGGCGGCTCGTCCGACACGCCCGCCGGCACCCACGGCTGATGAGCAATGTCCAGCCGCCGCGCTCACGGACTTGAAACCTAACGCGGTCCCGGTTGCTCCCGATGGGTTATTCGGGGGCTCCACTGAACGCTCGGAGTCGTGACCGAGGCTTTGGCACTGAAGCTGCGGAAGTCGTGCACCGCGAGAGTTCGATGACCACCAACCAACCAAGTCAATTCTCAGCACGCTCCGACCAGGCGGCTCTGGCTCTGAAGGCTCGCATGAAGGATCGCGATGGCAATCCGCTGCAGCCCAGGAGTGTGCCGGTCGACGCTGATGGCCAGCCGGCTCGTCCACTTCCCCCGGAAGGGTCCTACGCACGACAGCAGATTGAGGCACAGCGCGCCGCCGCAGCGCAGCGCATGAATCCTCAAGAGCCCGTGCCGACTCAACCGGCAGCGAAGAACGGTCACGAGCCACAACCGCAGCCACAGGGTCAACCGGCGGAACCGCCAGCTCAGGACGTCTCTCCGAACGCACAACGACGCTTCAGTGAACTGACCGCGACTCTCAGACAGCGAGAACAGGCTCTGCAACAAGCAGAGGCGAGAAGCCGGCAACTCGAGGAGTCTCACGCCCAGATGCAGGCACGCCTGCAGTCGGTCGAGCAGAACTACCAGAAGGTGATCGGCCAGAACCTCGAATCACTCGACCCGGAGACGCGCGCTGCAGTGATGCAGGACGCGCGCATGACCGAGTTGATGGCGGGGATCGAAACACGCCTCATGCAGCGGATCGACCCGATGTTGAAGTCCGTGCGAGAGAGGGCAACGCAAGACGACCTCTCAAGGCTGGCTTCGAAGTATCCGGGCTTCCGCTTGGACACGCACCTTGAGCTGATCGAGATCTTCCGCGAGAAGAACCCAAACTGCAGCATCGAGCAGGCGTTCCGCGCCGTCGCGGAGCCGGAGGAACTCGGCCTGAGTCAGGATCGTGCACCCGCGATTCCGCCCATCGCGATGCCGGCTCCTGGCAATGCATCCCCTCGGTATGTTCCGCAGCCTGAGCCGAGAAGGCTCACTCCTGAAGAGGAGGTCGAGATCGACAGGCAGCGGGCGTTCGAGCTCGCTCGCAGCACGAAGACGGAGGACCGACGCAACGTCGGTCGAGCCATGGACGCGCTGATCAAGAGCAAGCTCGCCGCAAGACTGCCGAAGGGACCGCAGAACTATCAGCGGTAGCGCGATGGGTCGGGTCGCGGTCAACCACGACCGCAGACCAGACCCAAATGACCTCCTTCATCGGTGACACTTCGATTCTGTCCACGTTCGACGTCGAGCGTGGCAACCGTGAGGATCTCCTCGAGATCATCACCAACATCTCGCCCATGGACACGCTCATGCTGTCCGGGCTCGAGAAGGTTCCCGCGAGCAACACCACCCACGAGTGGCTGGTGGACATCCTCGCCGACTTCGGCGACCCGGACGTTGGCAATGCCGACGTGCAGGCCGTCGCGGAAGGCTCGGACGCGACCTTCGAACCTCTCGTTCCTCGCAAGCGTCTGTGCAACCTGACGCACATCATCCGGCGCACGTTCGATGTGTCGGACACCCAGCGTGACGTGAACACCGCGGGCATCCGCGACGAATACGTCTACCAGCTGCGCAAGGCGTCGATGGAGCTCGCTCGCTTCATCGAGTTCGCGCTCGTGCACTCGATCCGTCAGTTCCAGACGGCTCAGGGCAACAGCGTCGGCGTGCTGCCGCGCAAGATGGATGGCTTCTACGCCTTCGCCGCGGCCAGCGACCCGACCTGCGTGACGACCCTCGGCCTCTCCGAAGAGGAAATGGGCACCGTCACTCACGTCACCGGCAACTCGCCCACCAACTGCATCGACGAGTGCACGCTCAACGCGCAGCTCGAGGCGATGTGGAACAAGGGCGCGATGACGGACACCGTGTGGTGCAACGCGGCGCAGAAGCGCAGCCTTTCGAACCTGGTCCTGAACCCGAACAGCCAGGTCCGCTACAACATCAACGTCGCCGAACGGACGGTGATCAACACGGTCGACTTCTACCAGTCCGACTTCGGCACGCAGAAGATCTACCTGCACCGCTACCAGTCGAACGACGTCATCTCGATGGCCGAGGCCAACAAGCTCCGCATCGCGGTGCTGCGTCCGGTGCTCGCTGTCGAGCTGGCGAAGGTCGGCTCCTCGACGAAGGGCATGATCGAATGGGAGGGCACCATGGAGGTGCTCGCGCCCAACGCGATCGGCTTCATCTTCGGTCTCTGCACGGGCGTCGCTGGCTGCCCGTAGTCCTTGCAGCGGATCTGCAGGATCTGTTCTGGCCTTGTCGTCGCTGTTCGCGACGGCAAGGCCCAGACTTTGACCTGTCAGAAGTGTGGGCACAAAGAGATCAAATACTTCGTGTCCAAGGGTGGTTGACGAAAGTGCCTTGATCCTCGCCGTGTGCGTGGAGTTGGAAAGACCTGATGCCCTTCTACACCTTCAAGTGCGACGACTGCTCGAAGTCGGAGCTCCTGCTCCTGCAGATGCGCGACTACGAGAAGCCCCGCAAGTGCGATTGTGGAGGCACTGCTCGCCGCGACTACAACGCTGACCTGCAGACGGTTCAGATCAGCACTGTCGGCACTCGCGACCACAACAAGATCCCGGAAGACAAGAGGGTTCAGGGGGCGAAAACGCGGAGCGCGGCCGCTGCCAAGGAGCGTGCCTACGGTGAGCACCTCCACAACCGTCGCCAACAGCTCGCCTCGGACGGCAACAAGCGATCGTCCTTCAGACACAAGATGTCGGTTCCCGCTGAGATCGTGCACGGGAAGATCAAGGAGACCGGCGACAAGTCCTACTGGGACGACCCGAAGAACGTGGCTCGACACAAGGAGTGGGAAGTCAGTTGAGCTTCTTCCCGCGATTCTTCAGGTTGACGAAGCGCAGCAAGCGCACCTACAGCTTCGTCGCTGAGAATGGCGGCATTGGTCCGCCAGGCCCTCCTGGGCCGCAGGGACCGACTGGTCCACAGGGACCGACAGGACCGCAAGGGGCTCAGGGCGCTCAAGGACCACAGGGAATCCAGGGTGCAACCGGCGCGACTGGCGCGACGGGGCCAACTGGACCGCAGGGTCCGCAAGGCGATCCTGGCGCAACTGGAGCTACTGGGCCTGCTGGTCCTACTGGTGCAACTGGAGCGACTGGCCCTACTGGTCCAGCTGGACCGACGGGCGCAACTGGTGCGACTGGCGCTGCTGGCGCAACTGGGCCGCAGGGACCGCAAGGTGATCCTGGCGCGGACGGTGCTGATGGTGCCACTGGACCAGCTGGCCCGACCGGGCCGACCGGGCCGACCGGGCCGACCGGGCCGGCTGGTGCAACTGGAGCGACAGGGGCAACTGGCGCAACTGGAGCTGCAGGAACCAATGGAACCAACGGAACCAATGGCACGAATGCGCTGACCAGCGTCAATGGATCGGCGCTTGCTTCGACCACTGCCGATCTCGATGACTCCACGCCTGCGCCACCAGCCTCAGCGATCAACGTCAAGTGGCAGAAGGACGCGCTGACGCCGACGAATGTTTCGGCCAACGTTCCCTACGACAGCTCACTTGCTGTTGCATCAGGGAACCTGCAGCGCGCCGCGTTGACTGGTGATGTCACCGCCTCTGCTGGCAGCAATGCGACCACATGCGTTCAGGCTCGCGGTCTTCGAGAGTCTGGTGGACCGACGACTCTGGCGATGAACGTCGTCGCTGACGGCCAGTTGCTGGAGCGCAATGGGTCAACTGTTATTGGAGTCGACAACACGGCTCCACGGGTCTTCTTCTCTCCTGGTCTGCAGAATGCTGCGTTGACCGGCGTGAAGACGCTGACCTCTGGAACAGCCTTCGCCCTCTACATGGGTAGGGCCCCGAAGAACGTCACCTCGGTCACTGTTCGATGGAGGCTGACAACGAAGGCTACCCCGACCGTCTCATGGGGTGAGATCGCCATTGCCACAGGCGCTGTCGTCTTGGCCGGCAATCCGACGCTGACCGTGCGAGCAACAACTGATATCTCTGCCACTGTTCTCGGCAGCCCTGCAGCCTTTTCGACAACGGTGACCGTCAACCTCGCGGAAGGCGCCGACATCTGGATCCTCATTGGCCACGCCACCAGCGGAAGCGCCGCAATCGTCAGGGCCGCCACGATTGCTGACGACTTGCAGATCGGCTACCAAGCAAGCTCAGCCGTCCGACCTTCGACGATCATCAACACGCCGACGTCTTTCACCTTGGAAGGCGCCACCGTCCTACCGGTTCTCCTTGGGATCTCCTTCTAGGCCATGGGACTCAAACTAGCTTTCAAGAAGGCAAAGGAAGCGTCCTCCAGGTGGAGGCGCCTTCTGCGCAGGTTGTTCACCAGGAGGGTGCGCAAGTGACCTCAACCTTCCAGGATGACTTCGATCGGGTCGATGGACCGATCGGCAGCGACTACCTGATCCCGTGCGGCTCGGTGTCGATCTCGAGCGAGGCCGTGATCCCGGTCGGTCTCTCTGGTGGCTCGCCGGAGACGTTCGACCCAACGTCGGTGAAGACGCAGGTGCTGATGGTCGCGAGCGACATGGACTCGCCGGACCAGGTGCTGCGTGCCGTCTGGGCCCGCGACCTGAATCCTCCGACAGGGGGAGCTCCGCTGGACGTCGACACCGATCCTGCCTTCAGCATCCTGGCGCGCATGAGCAAGGACCCGCTCATTGTCGACCTAGGCGCTGACGAAGATCCCTACTGCTACGACCAGGGCTACGGCCTGCGTGTGACGTGCCCGCTCGACAACAGCGCGCCGATCCTCAAGATCATCAAATTCCAGCCGTTGCGCCGAGCTCCGGGTCTCAACCGTCCAGCCTCGAGTGAGCCTGATGGCGCGACGGTGCTTGCCAGCTACACGCTGCAGGCGCCGGATCTGAACGTCGATCCTGTGTGGCTCGCCGCTCAGTCGCTCACTGAGCCAGTGACCGGCGACATCCCCTACCAGGGCTTCTGGCAGGACATGAGGCTTCGGATCCGCCGCGGCGAGGCGGAGGTGATCCTCGAGGCGTTCATCAACGATCGCCACCTGAACCAGCCGGCGCTGACCTACACCGACAAGCGGGACCCGTTGTGGTCGGTCGTCGGTCGTCCAGGGTTCGAGTTCTTGTCGGCGACGGATGACACGCAGCCGGTCGGTGCGAGCCCCTACGCGCTGATCGGCGAGCCGCTGATGCGGTGCACGTTGTTCGCAACGCAGACGGTGAAGGAGTTCACCAAGCCGGTCGTGCTGTCGCCGGACAACTTCTACACCTACCAGGAGGTCGTCAACCGAGTGATCGTGCTGGTCGAGAAGAATGGCGACGCGAAATACACCGCGACCGCTTCAGGCCGCACCAAGATCGACACCTACCTGCAGTTTGTTCTCGACGCCGAAGCACACATCATCAGGAAGACCGGCTTCTGGCGATGGCTGTGGCGCGAGGAGTCGATCTACTTCAGGAACGGGATCGCCAACTACGAGATGCCCGACGGCTGCGGGATGATCGACTTGATCAGGCCGGGCAACTACAGCGGTCCGCCTCTGAAGCAGGTCCCACAGTGGGAGTTCAGGAAGCGGTATGGATCGGTGAGTGGCGCCGGAGGTCCGCCGCGCATCTACATGCTGAAGGGCGAGTCGGTGAACAACCGCCTCGAGATCCTTGTCTACCCGACACCGACCGTTCTCACTGCTACTGGTGTGGTGCCGACCGTGCAGGTTGAGACCTCGTTGGTCGCCGACCCCTACATGCAGGTCGAGTATTACAGCAAGCGCCTGCGGCCGACGAAGATCGCTCAGCAGATCCCCTACATCCCGCAGGAGCACATCGACGTTCTGATCTGGGGTGCGGCCGCGCACGCGATGGTGCTTGACACCGACGCCGACAACACCGCCGCGACGCAGCAGGTGTTCGAAGGCAAGCTTCGCGATCTTGTTCGCGAGCAGTTCCGAGGCAACTTCAACGCGCCGGAGATCATGCGATCCGCTGCTGACCTCGGCCCCGTTGGTGTCTCTGTGCCGCTGCTCCGCTACCAGCAGTTCGAGGGCCTCCTGTGACCAAGTGGCAGGCGTTCCCCCTTCGAAAGCCGGACCAGCCGTGGCCAGGCACCAACGAGAAGGGTGGCAAGCTCGACGACGGCCGCGGCCTGCTGAACAAGAACTCGAACAACTGCACGATCAACCGGGCAGACGAGCTAAGCAAGCGGAAGGGATTCGTCCGCGGTCTCAACGAGCGGTTCGGCACCGTGGTCTGCGGCCTCTTCCCCTACACGGACGGATGCGGCCGCGAGTGGCTGCTGGTCGCGAGCGACGATGGGATCGCGATCAGGCAGCCGTTCGTGATCCCGACGTTCACGGTCGACGACAGCTACCCGTCGGACAGCTTCGATGACGTAGCCGGCATCAGCACCACCGACTGGAGGAACACCGAGCTCTACGAAGCGGTCGCCGGCTCGCTGCTTCGTTCTGTCGGGTCATCCACGGCGCCGTTCGATGCTGAGAGCTACCTGCGTTGGTTCAAGCCGGCCTCCGCGGCGGCCTACCAAGTGCAGATCGAGTATGCGTTCACTGCAGCGGTGACGACGACGCAGGTTGTCAGCATCGCGATCAAGGGTAGCGGCGATCTCCTCACCGGCGCCTACCTGCAGGCCGACCTGCAGTTCGCCGCTGGCGGTCAGTATGTGGCCAAGCTCTACCTGATCAGCGCCTCGAGGACGCGATCGCTGCTCGGCCAGATCGCGGTCTCGGGATCGACGACAGCTCCTGGCGGCTTCTTCACGCTCACCTACTCGAGGTCGTTCCAGCCGATCTCCTTCCGGCCGAAGATCTCTGTGGTTCCGACTGGTGGCGCGCTGCAGGAGTTCGAGGCGACGACCCTGACTGAGTTGCAGGACAACGACCTTGGCCAGATCTCGGCCATCGGCTGCAACACCAACGCCTCGATCCTTGTCGTCAGCGGAGGTGCAGTGTGACGGTCCTGGGCCTTCGCTTTCCGAAGCTGTTCGAACATGCGTTCATGTCGGCGAGCAACACGCCGGCAACGAACGCGGCCACGCTCACGTCGCTCAGCGGAACTCCATACGCCTTTGGCATCGTGTCGTGTGTCATCCCAATCGCGACCGCCCGCTACAGCGAGGTGCGCAAGGTCGTTTTCTACTGCTCGGTGCGCAACGCATCGATCACGGCGAAGTGCAGGTTGAAGGTCGCAGCGATGTCGAGCAGCAGCTCGTCGATCGTCCCGCAGCCGTTCACGTTGGCGCCGAGTCAGTTGGTGAGGACTGTTGGTAGCGGGGCGGTCTTCACCAACACTCCGCCTGACGTCGACCATCTGTTCACCAAGGCTGGTAGCACGACTGTCGCGAACGTCCCGAACAACACGAACATGATCGATGGAGCGACGGTGACGCTCACGATCGAGTTCGATCGCTTCCTCGCTGACTCTGCCGACTTCTTTGCCTACTGGGATAGCCAGGTTGCTGCCAATTCCTACCTCGGCTTCCGGCTTGTAGTGGAAAGGACGGACACGAATTGGGGCGCGTCAACCAACGAGGTGGCGACGTTCGCCGACGTTGGCGTGTCGATCGTGCAAGCGCCTGGCGTCAACAACAAGTCGGTGACGCTGGTGCCTGGGACCGTTGGCTACATCAACGACAGCGTGATGGCCACGGCCTACCCGCAGCTCTACCGCGGCAGGCTCTTCCGCTACGTCGCGGCCAACTGGGATCACATCACGTCGGTCAACCTGCTCTCCTACTGCTTCTGGGCGAACAACGCGACGCGCACCTTCAGGGTCGGTCTACACAACCTCACCAACTACGCACCGAACGCTTTCAATCTGCTCTACGAGGAGCAGTTCACCGACAACGCAGCTGGCCGCGCGGCTGGCGACGTCATGTTCTGTCGGTCCGCGGACGTGAAGAGCTTCCTGGTCGACGGCGCCGACCACTGCATTCTCTACGACAACCAGAACGTCGGCAGCATCAGCGAGCCGATGACCTGGTTCGAGATCATCCAGGAAGGCTACTCGCTGACCGAGTGCCACCACGATGGCGGCAACCAGTATCGAGTCGACTCGACGCCGACGCTCTACGGCTCTCCTGCGTGCCCGCCGTTCGACCCTCTTTGGTATCAGTCCTTCCCCGACGATCGGATCGTGTCGCGCCATCTTTTCCTGGCGCACAACCACATCAGCACGGTCATCCAGACCACGACGCGACTGCACCTCGATGCCAATCTCGAGAGCAACGTCATTGGTCTGTCTGGCACCTCGACCACGATCGTCGGCATCAGCCCGCAGCTGACCTCTACTCCGTCAGCCACCGCCGGCACCAAGACGGTCCAGGCATCGTTCTCGCCGGACCCGATTAACCTGGCTGGTGTCAGGAAGATCGTTTGGGGCATCGTTGTCGGCACTGGAGTAGGCGTTGATGATCTGATTGGCACCGGCGAGCTCGTCTATGTGCTCAACGTGCCGGCGAGCGAGGAGCCGGAGATTGGGACGATCTTCGAGACCGGAGCGTTCAACCCGGAAGGGTGTGCGAGCACCGCGGCTGGCCTCGGTGATCCTGGCGTGCTGGTGATGACCAACGGCCAGACTCTGCCGCAGAAGTTCGACCCTGTGCACGACGTGATCGAGGACGCCGGCATTGAGCCTCCGTTCTGCGACGAGACCTTGCCGACTTCGGTGGTGCACGACACTGCTTCGTCGCCTGACGGCGGACTTGGCATCGGCACCTATGTCTATCGCTACACCTTCAGGAACTGCTGCACTGGCAAGGAGAGCAACCCGAATGACGCAGATATCGTCGTCGACACGAGCGGCGCTTCGCCGGCTGCTGAGGTCACACTCAACTTCACCAACGTTCGAATCCCAGGCGATCCCCAGATCTGTGAGATCTGTCTCTACCGCACAGTGCTCGACGGCGCCTACCCAGTCCTCGCCAAGGTCGGGTGCTTCGATCCGGACACGACCAGCACCTTCACAGACGTCCTCTCTGACGCCGACCTCGACTTCACCAACAACGGCCTGAGCCTACTGAATGCACCGATGCCGTGCGTGCCGATCGTGGTCGACTTCGCGAACCGGCTCTTCGGCATGGGTGACATTCCGGACTTGTCGCCGGCCGGCACAGTGAGCGCGGTGCAAGGCAGCGACATCATCACCGGCGACTTCGATGTCGAGTGGACGCGCTGCCTCGAGGGCAAATACATCCAGCTCGAGGGCGATTGTCGCTCCTACGAGATCGCTTGCGTGATGCCGCCTGCCGTCGGCACGTCTCCTGCGTTCGGGCAGCTGAAGCTCACCGAGAACTACGAGGGCACGGACACCACCGGCAAGCTCTACACGATCTGCGGTCGCCCCAACCGGATGATGTGGAGTGAGCCGTTCGAGGCCGAATACTGGCCGGAGGCCAACTTCCTGGACATCGAGCCAGGCGACGGCGATCGCCTGATGGGTGCGGTCTCCAACTTCGACAGCTTGGTGATCTGCAAGCGCCGGAAGACCTACGTGCTGCGCTACAGCACCACGCCGTCAGAGGTGTTCGTGCCGGCGCGCATCAGCAGCGACATCGGCTGCATCGCTCCGCGCAGCTTCGCGCAGGTGGAGTCAGGCAGCGTGTGGCTCTCGGACCGCGGCCTTGCGCTCTTCGATGGTCGATCGGTTGACATGATCCCGGAGTCGGTCGCCTTCTCAGAGATGTTCACCGACCCGGACGATCCTGACTACGTGCGCCGTGACAGCAACGGTCGAGTCATCGGGGCGTGCGCGGTCTACTACCCGAAGCGACAGCAGTATCTGATCCTCCTGCCGACCGTGCAGACGGATCGTGGCGCCAACCTGGTGATGGTGTGGGACACACAGCTCAGGAACATCACGCTGCATCGCTACTGCCAGGAGTTCCTGGCGATCGCGATCGGCAAGGACAGCGATGGCAACCAGCGTGTCTACGCGGGGGACTCCAATGGCTTCGTCTGGATCCTCGACATCGGCGACAGCGATGGAGTCGGCTTCCCTGGTCAGACCGGCACCGTCACTGGCACCGTCACCGCTACTGGAACTGGAGCCGGACTTGGAGCCAGCTTCATCGAGGATGAGAACGCAAGCTTCCTCGAGGGCGGCCTCCCGGCGCTGGCGGGTCTCTCCGGCATCACGGGCCTATCGGGCGCCTTCGATGGAACCGATCTGGGTCTTGCCGGGGTCTGCGTCTTCTACCGAGCTGCTGATGCCGCTCCGGACGATCCTTGGAGTGTGCGAACTGTGTTCGCTGCTTCCGAGCACCGCTTGTTCGTCACGCCAAGCTTCACCACGGACGCTCCGCCCGTCGGCTACGACTACATGATCGGGCCGATCGACTTCAGGGCGGAGTTCAAGCCGACCAACTACGGCGACGACGACGTTCTGAAGCGCGACTGGCGACACGCTCTGGTCTATGAGCCGGAAGACGTCAGCTCGGTTGTCCGCGTGCAGTTGATCCCGGACTTCCAGAACAGCGACGACGAGGAAGGCACGATCGAGAATGAGGTCGGCGACGTCGGCGCTGGTCGCACCTTCGACCTCTCCTACAACAAGGGTCGGCAGACCAGGCCGGTCGGCCGACGCATTTTCGACTTCGAACAGGTGATCATCACCAACTTCGCTCCTGAGCAACCGATCCGCATCCTTAACCACGTGCTGATGGTCGAACCTCATATCTCCAAGTGACCTTCCAGACCTGCGATCTCTCACCGTTCGTCGCCAAGGTGGTGGCCCAGAAGGGCAACCTTGAGGACGCGGCGTCGGCTCTGCAGATCTTCATCAGGCAGCTCGAGGGCTACCTGAAGCAGTTGAAAGCGGCGATCTGTGTCGACTTGGCGAATGTGATCCCGGTCGGGATTCCTTTCACCGATCTGACCGACGTTCCCCACAGCTACCTTGGTCAAGCTTCGAAGTTGGTCAGGGTAAACGCGGCTGCGAACGGACTTGAGTTCTTCACCGCTGCTGCAGGCATCACCAGGTTCACGCAGCTGATCGATGTTCCCAACACCTACGTCGGCGCGTCCCTGAAGGGTGTGCGGGTGAACGCCGCCGAGACCGCTCTCGAGTTCTATCTTCGATCGTTGATTGGCCTCTCTGACTTCCCGGCGAGCTACACTAGCCAGGCGTTGAAGTTCCTCCGGGTGAACGCTGGAGCGACCGCGGTCGAGTTCGTGGTCGCCGCATTGACGTTGCTCAGCGACTTCCCGGCGAGCTACTCGGGATCGGCCTTGAAGGCTCTCCGAGTCAATGCTGGAGCTACCGCAGTCGAGTTCTTCACTCAGGCTCTGACACTACTCAGTGACTTCCCCGCGAGCTACTCAGGTGCAGCCCTGAAGCACCTTCGGGTGAATGCTGGAGCCACAGCAGTTGAGTTCATCACTGACGTTCTGACTCTCAACACCGACTTCCCAGCGAGCTACAGCGGACAGGCTCTGAAGATTCTTAGGGTCAATGCCGGCGAAACAGCGGTTGAGTTTCACTCGGAGGCGTTCACCGATCTCTCTGATGTTCCGAGCACCTACAGCGGTCAGGCAAGCAAGATTGTGGCCGTCAATGCGGCCGGAACTGGTCTGCAGTTCTTGTCGACTACTGCCACCGACTTGACGTTTGTTCTGACGCCATCGATCAAGTTCGCGTTTTTTGCTGGTGGTGGTTGGGGATCCGGCGCAGCAGCTAGCGGTTTTGGAGCATCGTTCGCAGCCAATTCGCTCGCCAATCCAGCCCTTGCAACGACCAACCTCCTGACCTCGACGTATCGCGTTGTTTCTACTGGCTCAGCTTTAGCTGGCAACACAGCGAACATTCGATGCAACGAAGCGATCGTCTGGCGTGGCAACGCCTCCGGTCTTGGCGGCTTCAGGGTCCGTTGTCGATTCGCTAGCGAGACTGCTCTGGCTCAGCAGAGAGGGTTTGTTGGTCTCTGTGCTTCGATCGGTGTCGTCATCCCAAACGGTCAGCCGAGCGCCTTCGTCAACGTCTGCGGCTTCAGCTACGACTCGGCCGCCACCAACTGGTCGACGATCACGAACGATGGTTCTGGCACGGCAACGACGGCCAGTCTTGGTGCCGGCTACCCGGTTGACGCCACCACGCTCTACGAGATGACGTTGGTGGCGGCGCCAAATGCATCTTCCATCGATTGGACGATTGCGAACCTGTCGTCTGGCGCCAGCACCAGTGGCACGTTCAGCTCCGACCTGCCGAGCAACACGACGTTCTTGACCTTCCAGCTTTGGATCAACAACGGAACCACGGCTTCAGCGGCCAAGTCAACTTGCGTGTCGGCTATCGTCTCACTCTTCTAGGAAAACAGTCGAATGACCGCCACCGCTCCTCCACAGCAGATCCAGCAGCCGGCAGGCGCTCAGGCGCCCCCGACCGTGCAGGGTCTTCCTCCGACAGGACTGCAGCAGCAGCTGGCGACGATCAACGCGAACCACGCTCAGGCGGCCGCGCAGGGCATCCACAGCAATCCGCAGGCGGCCAACCAAGCTCTGCCGGCCAGCGTGACCGGCGGTCCTCAGCCGACCCAGCGCGGCTCCACGTCGCTCGGCCAGCTCGCTCAGACGCTCGCTCAGTCCTACGGCCTGTCGCTGCCGCGCGGCGACATCGTGGACAGCAACGGCAACTTCCTGGTGACGCCGGACCAGATCGCTGCAGCCAGCGGCGGCAAGGAGTCGATGGGCACTGCCGCGGCGAAGATGAACTACATCGCCGACGCGATCCAGCGGCAGCAGCAGCAGGCTGAGCTGCAGAAGTCCGAGGCTGCGTTGGCGACCGGCGCCGGTCTCGTTGGCAAGCGCGGCCGCGGCTCGCTCGCGATGCTGCAGGAGGGCACCTACCAAGGCATCGCCGCGCTCTACCAGAGCCAGCAGCACAAGGCTGCTGACTTCAGCTACTTCATCGAGAAGGAGAAGCTCGACCTGCAGCAGCAGATCCTGGCCAGGCAGGAGAAGCTGGCGAAGAAGCAGGCACGCGGACAGTTCATCACTGGACTCGGCATGGTGGCTACCGGCATTCTCACCGGCAACGCCGCTCTGGCTGTCGGTGGTGGCGCACAAGCCGGCGGCTCCGCCGGAAGCACGGGGTGGTTCTAATGCCAACAATCGGACGCGACCCAGAGGTCACCAAGAACGAGATCGAAGCCGGCAAAGAAGGCGGCAAGCTCGTTGGTCAGGCTGGCGACACGCTCGCTGGCCAGTATCAGTCCGGTGCGCGCGAGGCGACGCAGCAGGCTTCCGTGTTCGGTGGGCTGGCGCAGCAAGGCGAGCAACTGAAGGAGCAGAAGCGCAGCAACCAGGTGCACGAAGCCGAGGTCGAGGACCAGCAGGACATCGAACGCGCTGACCGTGGCCTCGAGCAACAGGGCGAGACCCGCGCCGATCGTCTCCGTCGGGAGATGGAGCAGGGCCGCCAGGATAAGCAGATGAACGAGCCCCTCGAGGTGCAGGGGCCGGACAGCAAGACCGGCGTCGTGCAGAGCGAGCAGCGCAAGTCGCTCGACACCAGCAAGGCGGTCAGCAACCAGATGAGCGCGCAGGCTCGCTACCTGAACGCCCTGAAGAGCTACAACGGCAGCAAGATCACCGGCGACAAGGAGCTCGAGAAGAGCGAGCTCAAGAGCCTGCAGCAGCCGATCGAGTCCGCGTCGCGGCTGTTCGACGAGGGCAAGAACGGCAAGCTCACCGAGAGCCAGTGGGGCGAGATCAAGGATCTGGCGGCCGGCAATCCTGACCCGCAGCTGCAGGCCGAGCTGTCGCAGCCGAAGACGCAGTTCAGCAAGCTGGGCCCTGCCACCGGCAGGTTCCTGCAGAGCCGCATCAACTTCACCGCGCTCACCTTCATGGCGCACACCGGCGAGATGCCAGACGGCAAGCTCGTCGACATGGCGAGCCCGGAAATGCAGCAATTCACCAACGTTGCCGGCGGCGTGCAGGACCACCTGCGCCAATGGGACGAGCTCACGGGAGGGGCGATGTCGGAGTCCTTGGGGATCGACACGCTGGCGAAGCGCAATCAGGTCGTGCGCCAGATGGCGGCAAACGCGATGCTCAAGCAGATGCAACCGCTGCCACAAGGCAACGGCAGCGAACCTGTGCCATCGCAAGGAGGCCCGAGTGCCCGACCTCAGCAACCCCAACCTGGATCCCCAGCCGGCCCCGCACCCGACGTCAACCGCAAGCCCCAGCTTGGAGCCCCAGGTAGCAACCCCAACGCCCGCACCGATGAGGAGCAGCTCCGCGCCCGAGAGGACGCAGGAGTCAGAGCCCAGCAAGCAGCCGACGAGCAGCGTCGAAACGGCGGTGGCGGAGCTGAATACACCCGACGAAGAATCGGGGGCGGATACTGAGCAGCAGGAAGAGCCGCAGGGCCAAGGTGAGGATGGCCCCTTCCTGCACGATCACGTCGCCGCGCAGCAGATCCATCAGCTGACGCAGGGCATCGACAAGGCGGTCCGCTCTGGTGACGCCACGAAGGCGAAGGAGCTGATGGACCAGCAGTTCGCTGCGGTGATGCAGGGGCTGTTCACCGACGAAGTGGCTCGAGGCAGCGGCCATCCGCTTCTCGCCAACCCTGCGATGGCCGAGTCCGATCCACAGGTCGCGCTCGCCGCGGTGTCGATGCAGCTGGCTCGACGTGAGCACCTGATCAGCGGCGTGCTGCAGCAACACGGATGGAACGACATCGCCAAGTTCGGCCAATCGATCGTCGAGCAATACAAGGCACGCAACAAGGCGCCGCTGATCAAGGAGACGGCTGGGATGTCTCCGCAGCAACTGCAGGAGATGACCTACCAGTTCGAGCCGGTGAAGGTCGATCCCAACGAGATCGCGACCTACCGGCAGAAGCTCGTCAAGCTCGACAACGACATGAAGTCGCTCGGGACCTCCGTGTGGAGAGACGCACGGACTGCACGCATCGCTGCCGTGCTCAACGCCGAAGCTGGACCTGGAACACCTGGTTACCTGCAGAGCCGAGAGCAGAGCATCACCGAGCAGATGCCGTGGTATGCGCGTGCAACGCTGCCGATCGCTGTCGGAGCGGAGGCTGCGCTGCAGACCTCGGTCAACCTGGGGATGGAGATGGCGGCGACCCTGCAGCGGCTCGGTGTGCTGTCACTGGATGGCCTCACCGACGGCAAGGCGGCCGCGCACTACAACTCGCCGACCGCGTGGGTGCAGGACAGCGACGGCCGCTGGTTCAACAACGGAGGCAGGGTTGGCGCCAGCGAGCTCTACGCCGGCGTCTGGCACATGCTGACCGGCAACCTGATCGACCAGCAGATGGCCGAATACGGGGACGCCAAGGCGGCCGCGGTGATGCGCGAGCACGGGATCGAGTCGTTCGCCACCGGCGTTGGCCAGATCGTCGGGTCGACGCTGCCCTTCCTTGCGACCGGCGGCATGGCACTGCGCGGCGGCAGCCTGATCGGCGAGGGCCTTGGTTGGCTCGCCACCGGTGGCCGCGCTGCAGAGTCGCTTGGCAGGGCGGCCAAGCTCACCCGGCTGCTGGCAGCGACGGCGGGCCAAGGAGCCGCCCTTGGTGCCTACGAGGCGGCGGAGAACGGCCGGATCGAGGGGTATGGGGCGGCGTTCGCGCACGGTGCCACGATGGCGATCCCGCTCATGCTGATCGGCCAGATGGGCAAGTCCACGGAGCGCCTGCTGCAGCGCACCCAAAAGATCCCTGACAAGCTGGCAAGCCTCATGGCCGGTGCAGCTGAGGGTGCCGGTTTCGCCGCTCTCGACCCGACCACCTGGAACGCCGCCTGGCAGCTCCTGCGTGACCCCAGCAAGGACACCCTGGGCAGCTTCGCCAAGATCATGGCGATGAACATGGTGGCGATGGCGGGGGTCAAGGCGGTCTCTGGCGCCACTCCTGGACGCATGGCCGTGGATCCGATCCTGGAGGCCGCTCAACGAGCGGAAATGGGCCGCAACGAGGCGCGGGCGACGGCCGCCCGGACAGCGGACACGCCAGAGAAAGTGGCAGAGGTGGCCAGCCAGGCCGGTGTCTCCCCGGAAACGCTCAGTGCTTACGGTGAGGCGCTGCGATCGCGCGAGGTGACCGCAGGCAAGATGCCGGAGCAGGCGGCTGAGGCGCACAAGCAGGTCGGCGACCTCGAGGAGCGCCTCAACCAGGAGGAGGCCGGCACAACCATGCCGGAGCCTGAGAAGCAGCAGGTCCGGTTCTCCACCGTCGAGGAGCTGCGAAAGATCCAGGCCGAGCCCAACACGCCCGAGAAGCGGCAGAAGATCATCAGGCTGCTCAACGAAGCCCGCGGTGCGCTCGGCAAGTCGTTCGCCGGGTTCGCTGAGAAGGTGGTGCCGAAGGTGATCGAGGGCGGCGAGCTGAAGAACGCCGCGGAGATCGCAGAGGCCGGGCAGGTGGTCTCCAAGATGCTGGGTGTCCGCTACACGCCCAAGGCGAAACCGACAACGGGCGCAGCGCCTGCTGCTGAAGCGTTCATCGAGCACGTGCAACCGGAGATGGTGGCCGAGGCCCGCGCTCCATCTCCGCCAGCAACAGGCACGCCGGCTTCCTTGCGGATGCAGCCTTCGCTCGAGCAGGAGGGAGTGCCTGGCACGCCGAAGATCCGCGCGAGCGATGTGCTGCGCGACATGGGCGGCTACGAAGGCGACGCGGTGCGCGTGCCGATCAAGTCTGGCGTCGGCATCCGCGGCCGTCAGAGCACCAAGGGGATCCTCGGTTGGTTCCACACCTACGAGGACATCATCCGGCTCAAGGGCGAGCGAGACATCGTGGTTGCCGCGCACGAGTGGGCGCACGCGATGGACAAGAAGGCTGGCTTCCCGTCCGGCAACTTCCCGCTCGAGGACATGGCGAAGGCCGCCAAGTTCTACCCCGGCATCGAGAACCTGCCGAAGCGATCGCAGGCGATGGAAGGCTGGGCCGAGTTCTGGGCTCGCCACATGCTCGACGATCCGCTGCTGAAGGAGCACACCGGCGACTTCCACGACACCATGATGAAGTGGCTTGCTGCCCCGAAGCAGGCTGGCATCCGTGCGCAGATGCAACGCATCCAGCAGTCACTGCGCAACTACCGCGATCAAGGTGCGGTGCAGCGCGGTGAAGCGGCGATCCACTACTACGACGACAAGAAGAGCATCCAGGAGCTCCGGTCCGAAGGGATCATGGAGAACACGCCTGTTCAGCAGGTGAAGGGCTTCCTGCGTCGCACCGGCAAGGTGCTCAACAAGGTCTTCCTCGACGACATCGCTGGCCTGAAGGCGTCGCAGAAGAAGTGGACCGAGATCGCCTACGGCAAGGAAGCGGCGGCAGAGAAGTTGCGCGAGACCTCGATTCTCGACAACCCGACGCGGCTCTACGACGCGCTGCGCATGACCGCCAGCAAGCAGGCCGAGCGGTTCCTGGTTGAAGGCACGCACGATCTGGCTGGCCACAAGACCGGCGAGTCGATGGCCGAGATCTTCCGCGACGTCGGCAAGGAGAACTACAAGCCGTTCATCAACTACCTCACGGCGAAGCGTTCGCTCGAGGTGATCGCGAAGGGCAAGCCTACGACGTTGACGAAGGAAGACTACCAGACCATCGTCGCCAAGCTGGAGACGCCTGAGTTCCTGGACGGCGCGAAGCGGATTCGCGAGTGGTCCAATCGGCTGATCGACTACGCACGCGAAGGTGGTCTGTTCTCTCCAGAGCAGGCGCAGGCGATCAAGGACAGCTACGAGACCTACATCCCGTTCCAGCGCGTGGTTGAAGGCCCACAGTCGTTCGCGCCTGGCCGTGGCGTTGCAGAGCGCGGCAGCGGCGTGAAGCAGCTGAAGGGTTCGCAGTATGAGATCAAGGACCCGCTCAACGCGCTCGGCGACATGGCTCGCAGCGTCATCGCGAAGACCCACCAGAACATGGTGATGAAGTCGATGATGAAGTTCTCGCTGGTGCATGAGGGCACTGGCGGCTTCGTCACCGAGTTCAAGCGGACCACGATCCCCGACGAGCACCCTCTCGCCGAGATCGTCAAGGCTCTCGGCATGGAGGCGAAGACGCTGAAGGGCCAGCTGTCGCTCGAGGCCGTCGGCGACGCGCTGAAGAGTCTCGAGGCGACCGGCGACATCGGCGGCTCGATCACACTCTTCGGGCAGCAGGTGATCCCCAAGGGCAGCAAGCCGTTGATCGCCTTCACGCCGCACATGACCGAGGCCGAGATCGCGGCGATCCCCAACGAGATGGGGAGGCGCATGGCCGCGGACAAGAACAACAAGCTGATCTGGCTCGAGGTCGATCCGGAAGCGTTCGACGCTCTGATGGGCATCGACGCACCGCAGACCATCCTCGACAAGATGCCAGCGTTCCTGCGCGGCGTGGTGGAGGGACCTGCGAAGCTGCTGCGCCTTGGCGCCACCGTGCTGTCGCCGGCCTTCATTGCGCGCAACCTGGTGCGCGACCTCATCACTGATCTGGTCTACACGAAGGAGAAGAACCCTGCGTGGGTGTTCTCGGCCATCGGCCGCGCAGCCAGCGGTGCGATCGAGCTCGCCAAGGGCGGCCAGGCAGCCGAGCTCTTCGAGGCGCTCGGTGGAAGGTCTTCCACATTCTTTGCAGGCGAGGTCGCTGCAGGCCGCACTGCGCCGGAGCTGCTCGGCCAGAAGCGAGGCATCTTCGCCAGCGCCAACCACCTTCGCGGCTGGTTCGCCGACAAGCTCGGCACGAGCGAAGAGTTCCTCCGCGTCCGCGCCTTCAAGACGGCGCGTGAGCTGGCACTCAAGGACGGCAAGAACGAGCTCGAGGCGAACCTGGCAGGTCTCGAAGCCGGCAAGGAGATCACCGTCAACTTCACGCGCGGTGGCACGGTGGCGCGCGCACTGAACCGACTGATCCCATACTTCAACGCCGGCATCCAGGGCAACCGCAAGTTCTTCGCGACGCTCGGCGGCAGCGACGGTCCGATCGCGCAACGCAACGCCTTCGTCCGCGGCCTCGCCGGCATCGCTCTTCCGACCGCAGCTCTCTGGTGGTTGAACAAGGACGAGGACTGGTATCAGGAGCTGCCTGAGTGGCGGCGCCTGAACTACTGGAACATCAAGCTGCCTGGCATGACCTCGGTCTTCTCGCTGCCGAAGCCGTTCGAGGTCGGCAAGACGTTCGCCAACCTGCCGGAGATGGTGCTCGACGAGGCGTTCTCGAGGGACCCGGTTGGCGTGGCCAAGACGATGGGCGACACGCTGTTCTCGTTGCTGCCGAACGGCTTCATGCCTGCGGTGCTGTCGCCGGTCGTCGAGACCATGAGCAACTACGACTTCTTCACCGGCCGCTCGATCGTGCCAGACTGGATGGAGCAGAGCCGGCTGCCGCACGACCAGGTGACCGCCTACACCAGGTGGTATGGCAAGGCGATCGCGGAGGGGCTGAACCTCACCGGGTGGGACGTCTCGCCAATCAAGGTCGAGCACTTCGTGGATGCCTACACCGGCGGGATCGTCGGCCGCGGCGAGGACTTGGCGACGACGGTCGCGACTCTCGGCGGTCTGCTAAGCAGTGAAGGCTTCTCTTCGGGCAACCTGCCGGTGGTCGGCACTCTCTTCCGTCAGCAACCGTTCGGTCAGAGTCGCTCGGTGCAGCGCGTGTTCGATCTCGACAAGGAGCTGACGCAGAAGCACGGTAGCCACGTGCTAACAGATGAAGAGGCTGGCATGCGTCCGGTGCTCGGCCGAGCCAAGAAGGAGATCTCGGAGTTGAAGCGCATGGCCAAAGACGGTCAGATCACGCGAGCCGAAGCCGACGAGCGCAGCTTCCGTGTTGCACAAGACGCGCTCAAGGAAATGCCGCGCCGATGAAGCTCCTGTCTTTGATTCTCCTCCTGTTGTTTCTTCCCTCCTGTCAGGCCGTCCGGGACCTTGCGAAGGAAGAAGCCCGAAAGCTCTGGCAAGAAGAGCTGAAGCCGGCGGTCGAGGAGAAGATCACCGCGAAGCTCAACGAGAAGGCGCCGCAGCTCGTCTCGGTGCTCGACACCAACAAGAACGGCAAGGTCGAGATCGACGAGATCAAGGGTCTCAACGTGAAGGACCCTCAGCTTTGGCTGACCGTGATGAACATCATCGGCACCCTGCTGGTCGCCAACGGGAGCAAGAAGCGTGATGACCAACTCTGGGACTCGCATTCGGACGCGAAAGTCGCGATGGCCTCTTCTGGTGTCACTGTTCGCGGCATCAGCGGCAACAGCTAGCTGCGTCCACACTTTCGACGCCGTTGCGGCTTTGCCGGACGGCTACTGGTCTGCAACCTACAATCTTTTTGACGGAGTGCTCTCGGACCTATGGTCTCTCCTAGCGATGATCTTGCCGTGAAGATCGATCCGTCAAGCGCGTGGCTTCGTCTCGGCCCGGCGATCGGAGTGATGATCGCGTTCGCGAGCGGAGCCGTCTGGATCAACACCAACTTCCAAGACCTGTCGTTCAGCAACAGGCAACTCACGCAGTCGATCAACCAGCTCGAGCACCGCATCGATGGACTCCAAGACCGATGGACAGCAAGAGACATGACCCAGTGGGTGGAGCTGTTCCGAGCGAAGAACCCAACCCTCGCCGTCCCAGAGATCCCCAAGTGAAGGCCGGCTCGATCGCGTTCCGCGTCTTCTGGCTCGCCTACCTGATCCTGGTCGCGATCATCTTCGCCGCGCTGCTCAAGGGCTGCGTCTCTCATCGGCGATCGCCGCATCAGGAACTGCCGCCGATGCTGAAGGCGAAGGAGGTGACGATGGAGTCCGTCCTGACGCCGACGGTCTTCGATGCCGTCGCCTCATTGGCCACGGTGGTCGCGCCCAACGAGGGTCGCATCTGGGCGACCTACGGCCTGACGGCGTGTCACCCAGCCGGCGGCGTGAACCCCTACATCTGGATCCCGAGAGACCCGACGCATCCGCACGTCGGCGACGAAGTGCAGCTGTTGTTCACCACGCGAGCTCTTCGACCGTTCCCGGTCGAGGACATGTATCTGGTGTGGAGCAACAAGCTGCTTGACCAGTCGATCGACTTCACGCCGTTCGGCATGCCTGGCTGCCAGATGCTGATCGACCCACAGCTGATTGTGCGCATTCCTGCTGACCAAGACATGAGTGGGATGGTGACCCACTTGGCATGGACGGGTGAGGCTCTGCTTCGATGGACTGCTCCACCTTGGTCGGCAGGGATGCGCCTTTACGTGCAGATGCTCACGCTGAGCCCTGGCGAGACGCCGGCCGGCTACATCAGCTCTCACTGCGTAGAAGTCGTAGTCGGTTCTTGAGCCGGTAGATCGCGACACCGAGACCGATCGCAACGCAGTCAGGCCCTTCGATCCTGAACACGGTCTCGCGAGCTTCTTCGAGCTCGGCAAGGAAGTCATGCATCTCGCTGGTGGCGAGCTTGCTGCGCCTCTCGCATGGCTTCGGCCTCGGGCGCTTGCTGCACTCCTTGCACTTGTTGCGCCGACCAGTCGGCTCCGCTCGGTTGCGGTGGAAGTTGGACTCGTCCAGGTCCCTCGAGCACCACCGGCAATGGATCACGACTGCAACAGTCGGCTGAAGCAATCGATCAGCGAGTGTGTCTGGTAGCCGGCTGCATCCCAGAAGGGAATCGACTTTCTGTTCTCGGTGAGTCGCAGGCATGTTCCGAAGTCCAGCACCATGATCACGTCGCCTCGCTGCCAGACCAAGTAGCTGTGTGCACCACAGGCCGCGGCCTGACGGAGAGCCAGCCACTGGTGAGGAGCGAGACCGTTCGAGGTTCCGATAGGAAGAGACGCTCTGTTGACCTGCTTGGCCTCGACGACGATCGCTCGACCCTTGGCCGTCCAGCCAAAGAAGTCGCAAGGCGTCTGCTGGATGGCCTCTGGGACCTTGAACAGGAAGGCCACCTGCAAGTCGTAGAGTTCGCGGAACACCGCGCGCAGTCGCAGCTCGAGCTTCACGCTAGGTCTCCTTCAACAGCCGAATGAACTCGGCCTCGGTGGCCCTGCAGATCGCGGACATCTCCATGTCGCTCTCCGTGGCATACATCTTCTCGGAGAACCGCTCGTCGAGCTTCTCGCAGGCGGCCCAGAACGAGTCCGGCATCGTGCGGTCCTTCACGTGCGTCTTGTAGAGCAGCTCGATGCGCCTAATCAGCTCGCCCGCCTTCGAACGCACCCTCAGAGCTTGCAGCTTGTTGATCAATTTCTCTGCTCCATTGGTGTTGTAGCAAGTGAAGCGGTGTGTCGAGTGGCACCAGGTCTGTCGGTCCCACTGAGTTGATCGTGCTGACTCCGCCGCCTGTCCTGGCGGAGAACCAGGTGCGGACCTTCTGGACCCGAGGTGGCCACAGCTCGGGGAAGTCCTCGGCCAGCAGCATCGCGCCCTTCACCACCTTGAAGCCGCCGGTGGTCAGGCGCAGCTGAACGAAGAAGCCGCGACCTCCGGTGCGGTTGATCTCGAAGACGCCTTTCCTCATCAGCGTCATCAACCACTTCTCGAAGGCGCTGTAGTCCATGCCGACGATCGATCGGAGCTCCTCCTTGCTCACTGCACCGAACAGCTTGCTCAGCACGTTGCGGGCCTGGATCGGATCGTCCAGCTGCAGGTTGGCGCCGATCGCGAACTCGACGCCGAACGGATCCAGCACACTCTGCGAACTCAGGTTGCTGGCCGAGAATCGTGTGTAGCCGAGCTCCTCCCAGGTGTGCTCGAGCCACTTGATCGCCCACTCGACGTGCACCTTGCGAACGCGGCAGGTCGAGAGATCATTGTTCGAATGGCTCAATGTGAGGTTTGCGATCGCTACCGAGATCCTGAGCACCGACAGCAGCTTTTCTTTCTGCGTGTAGAGGGGGAGCTCTTCGCTGTATTTCGAGGACCACTCTTCACCGACGACGTGCTTGGCGAGAGCGACAGCCTCATCGACAAAGAGGATCTGGTCCGGCTCCATGTTCCATGCCCGAATGACCATGGCACGCATGAAGTCGAGGGTCCAACGGTTCTCTACGTTCTGCGGGCCTACAGCTTCCTCGAGCTCGTCGACACCTACGGCGAAGTCGAGGCGACTCAGCGACTCTGGCGATCCATAGAGATGCAGCAGATGCTCGCACGGGTAGGCGAAGGACCGCTTCCCGCCCTGCAGCCAGTTGCAGATGGCAACAAGCCTGACCGCGGCCGGCAGACTCTGTGAGCCGTAGATCTTGGTGCCTTCCACGCGGCCGACATCTCTCGCTGCCTGCAGCATCGGGAAGATCGGCACGTCCTTGCCGTCGTCGCTGAGCATCAAGTGCGCTTCGTCCAGGATCAGCATCTTGCCGTGGTTCCTCGGCAGCAGACCTGGCTTCATCTTCTGCTGACCGGCGACGCTGGCGGAACCGATGGTGAAGCCGGCGCGGCTGAAGTTTCCCATCATCGTGAAGTGCTGGCCCAGCCCGAGGTGGCCGAGGTAGTTCCTGGCTGCGACGCTCTTGCCTGACCTGGTTGCACCGATGATCGCCGTGTCGAGCCAGCCCCTCCGTTTGGTCCCATCGACGTGCAGCCACAGTGCAGAGTGGGCCACGAGCTCGAGCGTGGTGTGGATCGATTGCCGGCCGAAGACGTGGGTGACGTGGTTGCTGACGTCCAGGTAGCGGTTGGCCAGGTAGTCGTCGATCGCCTCGGTGTCGTTGGTGTTGTGCGGCACCAGATCCAGCAGATCGAACTTCAGCGGCCCGAGGTCGATCACCTGCTTGTCGAGTGGAGCGAGGTTGGTGCACCACACCATGGCGGACTTGGCGGTCGGGTAGACGCGGCCAGTGATCTCCATCTCGCCAGAGAGAGGCGGCTGCTCGATCGACAGCACCTCGATCATCCGCTGCTCGTCCTCTCCTTCCTTCGCCTGCGCAACCCACGCTGCCCCTGTCGTCCCTTCCTGCGTCTTCACTCTGCAAGGTGTGCAGGCCCGTGGTTTCCCCACCACGTTCTCGATGATCCACGCCTGCGGGTCTCTTTGAATCATCGCCTGGGCGAGTTGTTCTTGTCGCCCTGACCAGTCGAGCACGCCGCCTGGTGCAACGATCGGTCCCTTGCACTGACCGCAGATCGTCTTGGTCCCCATGTCGCACTCGAGGATGGAGACCTTGGGGATCAGCAGGACGTCGGTGTTCACGGCGCCGACCTGGCAGCGCATCTTGATGTCGGTGTGCAGGCGATCGAAGACGTCGCCGTAGTGGATCTGCACGGCCTTCGGTGTGCTGCGCCGCGACGCCTCGAGCGTGAACTGCGGGATCATCGCGAGGTCGCGGTTGCCGGCGTTCACCCAGTCGCGGAGGTCGGCTCCCCACTTCTCCAGCGGGTTGATCGGGATGGCGCGCAGGAACACCGGACAGCGGTTCGCAGCGAACGAGTCGCCGACGCCATCGATCAGGTTTTTCCTGCGGCGCAGCATCTCGATGCGCTTCTTCTCGTCCGGCGCGATGCTCTCCTCGCCGGGGCCCTGGAAGGTGTCGTTGTCGTAGCAGATCTCGACGGTGTGCCCGCGCCACGCCTCCGGGATCGAGTGGGGCGGGATCGGCGAGCCGGCGCCGCCCGTCCAGGTGACGACCATGATCCCTTTGGCTTCGAAGTCCAGCGCCTCCAGGGCGGCCAGGACGTCCCACTCCCCTTCGCAGAGCCAGATCAGCTGCCCTTCCTTGATCGGCTCCAGGACCGGCCAGAAGCCGAGCGGGGCGCCGCCTGAGCCCGCCACGGCCGAGCTCCACGACCACTTGCGATCGCCGCCGGACGGGTTGTAGCGCCGGTATCGCGGCCTCAGCCTTCCGTCAGGCCAGAACTGCGTGAAGATCAGCTCGCCGTTCACCGCGCCGATGTGAAGGCGCTCGATCAGCGACGGGTTGAAGTGGCCACAGCGGTTCTTCAGGAACGTGCGCAGCCCCTCGTTGTCTTCGTCCTCGAGGAGCGAGCGCGTGCACTCGTCCATCAACTCGAGGCTCATCTCCTTGGGCCACGTCTTCGTGCCCTTCCTGCCCTTGCGGATGGGGAGCGTCACGCCAAGCACGTCTGCAAGAGACTTGCACGCTTCGAACGGCTTCGTCGGTGAGGTCTGTGCCTTCGTTCCCCACCACACGAAGAGATCGCCCTTGGTCCCGCATTGGTGGCAAGTTAGCCAACCACTCTTGATGCTGATCGAAGCTGAGCCGGACTTGTCAGGGCAGATGGGACACGCGACCTGCAGCCAGTCGCCCTTCGGCGATTCTGACTTGACCTCGATGCCCATCTTCTTGAGACTTCCGAGTGCACTGGCTGCGTAGGCTTGACGAACGAGTCCGAAACTGCCCTGCTGCATGGAGTCCTCCGAAACAGAGAGGCCCGCCGCGTTCATCGCGCGACGGGCCTCTCATCTTTCCTGGAGCGTTGCTCGATGCAACTAGAAAGGAACGTTGCTCTTGTCGGTGTCGTCGTCGCCGCTGAGCTTGCCGCTGCCGTGCGCGGCCATGATCTTCTGGTGCCACGCCAGCGCCATTGCCTGCACATCCGGCGGAGTCACCTCGGTCTGGATCCAGCTCGGTGCCGCGGTGCAGAACGTCGTCTGCTGACCGCTCGGCAGCAGCTTGGGTTCCTTCTTCACGCGCACCACCACCGGATGTGCCCACAGGTTCTTGTCGCTCATCATCCAGGTGGTGATGAACGCCTTGGCGTCTTGGAAGCTGGTCCGAGAGAAGCGCAGAATGGCAGGGCCGTGCTCGGTCATCACCACCAGGTTGTGTGACTGCGCGCCGATCGGCGGCTTCCTGCCGTCCCACTCCGTGCACTTCTTGCACTCCTCGCAAAGACCGTAGACGGTGCCTTCGATGGCGTCGCGGCTGACGCACCGCTCCATGCCGGCACTGCGCGGGTCGTTCGCGTTCGGGAACAGTGCGTTGCTCTTGGTGTGCGCGATCACCAGCACGCGGATCGGCGGCTCGAAGAGCATCTGGCTGGTGCTGTGCATGAACACGCCTGGGCGAGCTCCTGCCACGCCCTCGGTGACCGCCGGGCTCTGGCCCTGCAGTAGTCGGAGTGTCGGCAGGATCAGGTCGCTCTCTTCGACGTTCTCTCGACCGACCAGCTGGCTGCGGTCTCGTGGTGCAGAGGCGGAGACGGGAAGGAGGTCGGAGCCTGCGAAGGCTGCCGGCTTCCACGGTGTGATCTGGTTTTCTTGGGTCATGGTTCTCTTCTCTCTGTTCTCTCTCACTCTTCGCTGCTTCCCTTCCATCCCCTCACCTGCACGCCAGGCGACATGCTGAAGTTCAGGAACTCGGGGATGGTGTATAGATCCATCGCTCCCTTCTCAACGAACTCCTTGAGCCAGGCAACGACGAACGGCTTGTAGAGCACGAGCTTCTCGAACTTGGTCACGTCACCGTGCACCTCCGCCAGCCAGTCGCGGACCTGGCTCTCGTTCTCTTGGGTGCAGCTGACGGAGAAGTTCTTGCGTAGCGAGACGGCGAGCTGCTCGTCCAGCTTGAAGCTCTTCACGCCTTCCTCGAGCATGGAGTCCACGAGCTCGCGCTCGGCCCGCTTGCATGTGTCGTAGGCTTTGGTGTGAGCTTCCTTCGCGTCGTCCATCAGGCGGCGCGCGGTGAAGTAGGCTTGCGCCTTGTCGAGGTGGCTCATGCGGCTTGGGTCTCCGCAGGCTTCTCGTCGAGCTTGGCGAAGACGCGCTTCTCGAGGGTCGCGAGCTTGCTCTGGAGGTCGTATTTCGCCTGCCGCAGCTCTGAGATCGTGGCCTCAGCGGCCTCCAGTGCTACGGCCTCGGCGCTGGGTGGGTTCACCAGAGCGTCTTCGGCGATCAGGGAAAGGCACTTCTGGACCGTGCGAAGGTTGCTTGACTCCGCAATCGTCGTGTAACCGTCGTGACTGATCGTCACCTTCAATTTGTTGCTTGCCATGTTGCTCCAGTAGGAATGCAAGAAGGGGAACTACTCGACCGGGGAAAGTCTTGGCGTAGAACGCGCACAGCCATCGCTGTGTCTCGTTCTGCCAGTTGTTGGTGTGGACCCACTCGTTGAAGTGCTCGAGCGGATCAGGTGGCTTTGGATGAGGCATGCTTCCAAGTCTTGTTGTTGACGATGCGCCAGACGCGGCCAGGGTGGAGACCGAATCCTTCGGACAGGTCCCTGATCGACCAGCCGTCGTGGTAGAGCCGACGGACCTGGAAGGCCGTCTCAGCGGTCAGTGCCTTCGCTGCTTGCCCGCTTCGCTTGCAGCGGCCGCGAGCGACCATCTGGTGCGTGTTCTCGGCGTGCGTGCCGAGCATGAGGTGCTCCGGGTTCACGCAGCCTGTGTTGGAGCAGCGGTGGATGACGCACATGCCGGCCGGGATCTCGCCGAAGCACTCGAGCCACGCCAGCCTGTGCGCGGTGATCTTGCGTCGAGTCAGCCGTTCCCAAGCTTGCCCTTGGCCGTTGCTGTGAAACGAACCCCACCATTGAATGCAGTCGCTCATCGGCCACGGACCCTCAAGTAGTCTTCGTAGCTGGAGAACGTCGCCGTCGCGTTGGCGACAGGACTCTCGGCTGCAGCTGCGGCATCAAGCTCGGCCTTCCTCGTCTGCAGGTAGGCATAGATCGCTGGGTAGTCGCTGATCCAGAACTGTGCGCGCAGCCAGACCAGGTAGCTGACCGGCACGTCCTTGATCGCGACGTCCTTGTGCGTGCCCCATGGGAGCGGCCAGTCAGGTGGAACAGGGTCACGCTTGATCACAACACCCATCCTTCGTCGAGCGGGTTCACAACCGGATCAACTCGTGGAGCTCTGTATGGCCTGTTGGCCGCCTTGGTGACTCGACACTCGATCAGATCGTTTAGCCCCTCGTTCTCTCGAATGAGTGTGCGAGCAATGTAGGCTCGCCAGTTGTTGTTGATCTTGAAGTCGTCAGGGTCGAGCTTCACGTCGATCGTGTATTCCCATCGAACTCGCTCAGCCAATGCCCCAATGCCAAACCGTCGCTTGCTCGCGAAAGCCTCGAGAGCAAACCGCCTGAACAGGCCCATGGCGACGGGATGGTCCCTGATCCATTCCTCAGCCGCTTGGCGAAGCGTGATCTGTTCTACCACGTGATCAGCTCCGCCTCTTCGTCCGGCAGCATGGACTCGAGGTGCAGCACCTTGTTGACCACTCGGCCGATGAAGAACGCCTTCGGTCGGCCGTTGAGCAGTCGGAGGAGGGCGGTCGGGGTCGGGATCTGCAGCACGTGCTCTTCGGTCTCGTTGTAGGCGAGCGTCTGGCTCTTGTCTGGGCCGACCGACACTTGCACCTTGAAGACCATCGACCCGCTCAGTTGCTTGTCAGCATGTAAGCGAGAATGAACTGCGGACTCTTTGGATCGAGCGGCAGCGACATCCGGCCTCCGAGCTTTTGCTTGCGGAAGTCTTGTGACTGGAACTTCTTTGGCTGTGGTAAACCGCCCCTTCGCTCTGGAGCGGGACGAGGCATGCGTCTCACTGGCTGACTTCTTTGGCGCCATTCGTCTGCTCCGCTAGTAGCCATCGCTCCCTTCGGTTCGAGGCTCGTCGGCAGCCTCCTTCACGATCTCTTCGACCGATTGGTCCTTCTTTGGCTGCACACCGCTGACGATCAGTCGCTTGGCTTTGCTGACCAATGCGGTCGCGATCGCCAGCTTCACCTTGACCAAGTGGATCTCGGACTCGACCAAGATCTTCCGGCCCACTTGCTTCTTCAGGTCGTCGGCGATCGTGTCCAGGATCCACAGGCAGCGACCACGCTCTGCAGCAACAGCCTTGTTGACGGCGCTCATTGGTTGTCGAGCGCGTCGTAGATCTGATTGATCAATGCGACCCACTCGCTCTTCTTCACTGGCTTCGAGTCGCGCCAGTTGCGGATCCACTTGAGGATCTCTAGCCGGAGCTTCTTCGACTCTTCGTAGCCGGCGCTGTCGCTCATCAGCTTCCGGTTCTGGTCACGCAGCTCGAGGATCTCCTTCTGCCTGGTGAGGTTGGTGCTGTGCAGGTCTTTGATCAGCTCGAGGATGACGTGGTAGGGATCGTGTGGGTTGGGCTTCATAGTTGGCTCGAAGGCATGGATCAGGTCTCTCCACAGTTGCTCTGGCACGGCGCCGAAGACCGGCTTGTCAAAGACCGGCTTCTCGATCCTCGGCTCCTTGGTCTCCTTCGGTCGGAAGAAGTTCTCGAGGTTCTCAACAACGCTTCGGCTCACGACGCACCTTCTGGTTGAACTTCGGGATGGCCATTTGCGCTTGGAAGATCCGCTGACGCATGCGCGGATTGTCCATCAGCCTCTGCCGCTGCTCCTCCGTTGGCTTCAACACGCTCTCCGCGTTTGGCCCGAAGACGCACAGCTCGCCGCACGAGAAGCAGAGCGACACATCGCCTTCTGTTGGCTTGTAGGTCTCTGCTCCAAGGTAGGTGTCGCAGTCGTTTGGAGCTCCGCAGTAGGGGCATGGCCGGTTCACGACTCGCTGTCCTTGAACTCCGGGTGCTTGGTCTTCATGTGCCCCTGCAGGTTCTTGAAGTGTCGGTTGCAGCATGGACAGACACCGTTGCCGACGCGGTTCTTCATCCTCGTCAGCAGACCCTTGCGCACCTCAAGCTGCTTGCGCTTCCGATCGTCGACTCTCCACAGTGCCACTTGTGGCCGCAGCACGGGCAGTAGACCAGCCGGCACCGCTCGACATCGCCTTCTCTCCAGCGATCGTAGTAGCTGGTCGGGATCGCGAAGGTGACGCCACAGGCTTCGCAGTTGAACCGAGAGAGTCCGACTTCAACGAGTGTGTAGGTCATGGGTCAAGGTCGCTGATTGAGTGTGTGTGGTCAGTCAGGAACTGCTCGTCAAGCTTCCGAGCCTGCTCGAGCTTCAGGATCCTCAGCTCGAGCTCGTCCATGACACCGCTCATGTGCCAGATCCGAATCGCGAAGATCAGGACGAACAGCGAGAGGCTGACGAGGAGCGCGGTGGTCATGGTCTCTCCAGCTGGCCTGGATCGACTTCCATCGGTTCGCCGTAGTGCTCGTCCAGCAGCTTGAGTGCCTTCTTCAGCACGCGACGCAGGTCTTGCTTGCCCCAGAAGGTCACCGCGCTGCTGTCGTCGTCGCCAGCGTGGTGCATGAACGGACCACTCACCTGCACTGGTCCTTGCCTGGTCATCTGTGTGACCGGCAGCTCGAGGTAGAACCGCAAGCCGGTGAACTTGGTGCCGTCGATCTCCTTGTCGATGATCTCGACGCGCTGGGTCATCTCTTCCGCGTAGACGTTGACTCTCATGGTGGAATGATCTCCGAAATGAAGCCTTTGCTGCTGTCGTCGATGAACTTGAGTAGCTTGCCGATCGCAGTGTCGCGGGCCACGATCACCAGGGCGGTCGCATCGGTTGTCTTGCCGGCGTCCAGGTTGGTGATCGTCATCATCAGCTTGGCAGCTTGATCGGCGACCATCTTGCCGGCGAGTCGACGCGCTGCCGCCTGGATGACGTCGGGTTGGATCACAACGCCTCCACCAATTGTTGCACAGTCACGTTCCTCAGAGCCTGTTGCGCGTCTGCATCCTTGGCCGACAGCGCCTTGTCGATCATCTTCTCGATCGTGTTCTGCACGATCGGGATCTGCACGTTGACCGTGCCTTTCGAGCCGATGCGATGGCACCGCGCTTCAGCCTGAGCGTTGATCGCGGGTGACCAATCGCGTCCAAGGAACAACACGTCGCTCGCGGACGTGAGGTTGAATCCCTCCGCAAGCTTCACCTGGCAGAGCATGATGCTCTTGCCCTTGGCCTGGAAGTGATCGAGGAACTCTTGTCTCTCGAGCGTGTCGACGTCGCCGGTCAGCAGCACGGCGTCGGCTTCGTATTGCTTGAACAGCCACTTGAGCGGCACGTTGAAGCGACTGAACACGACCACCTGTCGGCCGGCGCCGGTGATCTCCTCGATCGCCTCGCACAGCCAGACTAGCTTCGGTGACTCAGGGAAGATCAGCGCGCCTGGAGCTCCCTCGACCTTCTCGGCGTGCTTGACGAGGTAGGCTGCGTGCTTGGAGAGATAGGTCTCAGGGATCCCACCGAGGAACCCCTGAGCAATCTGCTCGCAGCGCATGGCGGCCTCGACTGTCGACCGTGCTGCGGGCTGGAAGATGGTGGTGGTGCGGTTGGTGCACTTGCACGTTGTCGTCTCTGGCGGAGCCAGCGGGTCGTCGAACTTCACAGCAACGACGCCCTTGCCTTCGCACAACGTGCATTCTGGGTCTCCGCTGGTCATCAGCTTGGCCAGCTCCATGACCGCGTAGTCCTTCATCGCCTTGTAGACGGCTAGGTGCGCGTCCTCGAGCTCGATCAGCGGCTTGGTGTGGATCTTCGGCGGGAGATTGAGCACGTCCTCCTTCTTTCTCGCGATGCGCATGGTGTTGAGCACCGCGTTGAGCTCGGCTACGTTCTTCGTTCCGCGCACGATGTTGACCGGGCGTCTGCGACCAGCGAATTGCGTCGGCACGATCACCAGGTATCGGTTGTTGAAGTCGTGAGAACTCACCCAGCTTCCTGGCCTGACAAACTCGCACTGCGTGAACAGATCCTCGATCGTGTTTCTGACTGGCGTGCCTGACAACGCCAGTCTGAAAGCTGCTCCAGAGAAGAGGTCGAACACCGCCTTGGTCCGCGCTGCATCCTTGCTCTTGATGTAGTGCGACTCGTCCAGGACAGCTGCCTGTCCCGCGCACCAGGTGCGCAACAGAGCCTGCTGAGGCATCGGCAACAGCCTCAAGGTGTCGTAGTTCACGACGACGACGGCACGCTGGTTCTTCTTCTGGTCGAGGTGATGCGCCAGCGCAGCGAAGGTGTCAGCGCGCTGAGTTGGGGTCCCATCGACCACGAAGCACGGCAGCGTCTCGGGCGGCTCTATGGTCGCAGCGACTTCGGCACGCCAGTTCAGCTTGACGCTCTTCGGGCAGACGACGGCGAGCCGTCGTAGCCCGCTGGCCCACCAGGACCACAGCGCGGTGGCGGTCTTGCCGAGCCCCATGTCGTCGTTGAGCAGGGCTTGGTAGTGGTGAACCTGTAGGGCGCCGATCGCCTGCAGCTGGTGCGCCATCGCCACGCGGTAACCAGCCACTTGGTGGATCGGGCCCCAGTCCTTCGCCAGCTCCCGCTCTGCCTCCGTCAG